ATCATATGCAACCCAAATAAATGTACCACCAATAGTAAATATTATTATAATAATAGCCACACCAATTATAAATTCTTCTCTCAATTTTTTCAATCTTCGTTGACGGCGTTTGTCCTCAATTTCTTGCCTTTTCATTTGAGCAGTAATAAGAACCTTTTGTTCAGCTCCCATTTGCTTCATCATTGCTTCAACTTCGGTATACAAAGCACCTAATTCTGGTGGTGATTGATATACCATCAATTCACGTAAATCAATTGACATTTGTTCCAATTGTTTACGCATCAATACACGTTGCAACGCACGTTTACCTAAACTCGAATCACCTGTATATATTTCAGTCTTTGCACGGCGTTCTTCTTCCTCGAATACAGCCATACATTTATAAAAGTTGTCGTAATAAGTACCCAAATGTTCACCAATTTCTTGGTATATACCTGTGTGTTCACCTGAATTGGCTTTCTTATTTAACTCAATTACCTGATTCTTTTCCCTAATGAACTGATTACGTTGTTCAGTAGTGGCAGGCCTTTCCGGTGGATGAAGTTTTTTAAACTGGTCGTCAAGGTCCTTTAATACATCCTTGACTTCACCAGCGGCACCTTTTATATCTTTATATAACTTACACCCAGCCTTAACTGCGGAGACTGCTCCGTTAGCTAAGGCAAAGAGTGTAAGTGGATCCATGCATTATTTCGCTAATGGATTGTCCATTGCTTTTTGTATTTTAGCGTCCACATCACGTTGTGTTTGTTGGATTTTAGAATCCACATCACGTTGCAGTTGTTTAACTGCTTGTTCTGTTTCACGCTGTACTTGTTTAACTGCCTGTTCAGTTTCTTTGGCAGTTTTTCTCATATCGGCTTGTACATCACGAACCGCCAATTCTGATTCACGAGCGGATTGTTTACTGCTACGTTCAACATTTTCGGCCACACCCTCAACTCTACGAATATCTGCCTTCAAATCATTCTTAATGTCTTGTGTGTACTGTACAGACTTCTCACTATTTTGCATAGTGATTTCCATTTTTTTGTTTAGTTCAGACAAATCTGGAGCTACGTATTCAGCAATACGTTTCTTCATTGATTGGTAGTCTTTGTAAACTTCGAATGCTCCATAAAGAGCACCAAGTGTTGATGAAACAAGAGTGAATGCTACCATTAATTTGGCTGGAGTAAATTCATACCCACCAATACTAATGACTGTATCAGCACTTGCATATTTCTTTTTTGCTTCTTCTAAATTATCAATAGCTGCATTAACATCTTTGATTTCTTCTGACATTTTTTTATTTTCCTAATTGATATTGTGAATCGACCATAGTTTGCCATTTTGCATCACTGGCACCACTTAGTTGCCTTTGTACAGAACGATTATCAACCACAGGTTTTTCATACTGTTTTGCCATTTTTAAAGCGTTAATATCTGGTACCATTGCATTACTATATGCTGAGAAACCAGGCACAAAGTTCATAACACCTACTATTTGTCCTTGAACGGCTTGTTGTGCTTCTAAACTTTTTGCTTTACCAACTTCATCAGCAAGTTGTTTACTTTTCTCTCCAAGTTCTTTTTTCACATCTTCTTTATTGCCGCCTGATTTTTTTTCTAAGGCCGCCATTTTAGAATCTGTTTTTTTCTCTTGGGGTTTTTCTTCTTGTTTAGTTTCTTTTGCTGGCGCAGGTCCACTCATTGCACCACCAGTATTATCTTTTGGTGCAAGTACACTTGTTGGTGATGCAGGTGATGTGGATGTGGCACTTGTTGTTGATGGTGTTGTTAATACACTATCAACTGTTGAACTACCAGTTGTTGATGGTGTCACATTTGCTGGATCAGCCTTAAACACTTCTACCATATCTGTCAACTTTGAATTCACAGCAGATGTTACCACAGGATCCAATGGTGTTAGATATTTGATTGCGTAAGCAGTTTTATATCCTTCACATTTGGTACTATACAAACTGTCTTTGATACATTGAGAATTCAAATATGCTTGGTCGTATCCTGGACAATCTGTGGCATACAACGCATTAATAGTACACTGTTGTGTTTTATAAGCAGCAGCATATCCAGTACAATCACTAGCATACAATGCACTAATAGTACACTGTTGGTCGTGATAAGCCTGTTCATAACCTGGACAATCCGTGGCATACAATGCATTTAATGAACATTGTTGTGTTTTATAAGCAGCAGCATAACCAGCACACACTGTACTATATAAAGGATTAATTGAACATTGTTGTGTTTGATATGCTTGTGTATATCCAGGACAATCAGTGGCGTATAAAGGATTCGCAGTACATTGCATGTCGTGGTATGCTTGTGCATAACCTGGACAAGAAGGACTACTTAAAGGACTGCTTGCACAAACATCAGCAGAGTAATTCAAACGTACATCCACATCTCTAACTTGTGGTCCATAATAACCTGCCCACCAACGTGCATCTTTACCTGTAAATTTAACATTCAAATTACCGACAGATGATAGTCCATATTGTTGATTGAAATTTTGTGTACCACTCATAGTTGACCATCCACCACTGGTGTCACCATTCATATTATAATTATAAGATTCCAACACACTACCCGTTGGACTTGTCAAATTAATATTTGCTGATAGTGTTCCGTTGTATGGATTACTATTATAATATTGCCAAGAATAATTATAACCAGAAATTTGAATGCCTGTGCCGGATAATGCATTATTAATTGCAATCACTTGACCAACAGTCGTTTGATTGTAACCAAAATGAATTGTGTTAGTTGCAGCATTGTAACCAGGCATATAACCACCAGAATAACCACCACCAGTACCAGTGTAATTAACCACACCAGTCCACTGATTGGTGATTAAGTTTGGTGTTGTTTGGTCTTGTGCTGCACAGATTGAAGAAAACAGCACCAAAACAGATGCTATTATTTTTTTCATTTTTTCTCTGTTTTAAATTTTGGTATACGTTCTGGTGAAGCTTCCCAAAGTGCCTTAGCTTGTTCACCAATTTTACCTTCAATTGGACATGGTGTACCAGCATCCGACATAGCATCAAAAACACGGCGGTCTTGACATAACGCTGCAACAGCTGCAACTTTCATACCCATATCATACAAAGAACGAGCCAATTTAATGCGTTCACAATTATAATCAGTCATGGTACCACCCATACTGATGCCTAAAATTTGTGTTTGTACTGCACCAGATGCAGCAACAGCACAAACATCATTATTGATGACAGTTACTGCCGGAGCAATTGCACTTGGAGGAGGAGATTTTACCGTTGTTTCACTAACAGAATTTACGGTACTGCGAGAAGTCGAATCAGTTACTATTGGATCGCTTTGAGCGGCCGCAATTGACGAATACATAACAAAAAGCACCGCAAGGGGTAACTTTTTGAGCATTTTGGATTCCTTTATATATTTACCTAATTGTGTATTGACTTTTGAGTTGATTTGGTGTATAATGAAGTAGTCAAAATATCAGAATATGCTTGACATATATCAACGATATGTCATAAAGTATTTATAACTCGTTGAAACCACAAGGAAAAAAACTATGAAAATCATTGCTTTAAAATTAATTACCGGTGAAGAACTTCTAGGTGAATTGGAAACCGAGGACGAAAAACAACTCACATTAAATAATCCGGTAGGTATTGCAGTTGTACGTGGTAAAGATGGACAGCCAAATGTAGGTTTTGCTCCGTTTCCATTACACGCTGAACAGGTGCCAGACCAAAAACTTGCCTTAGATAAAGCACATGTGATATACTCTTATGTTCCAGCAGAAGATTTTGTTAACAATTACAAACAAGTCTTTGGTATTGGTCTAATCATTCCACCAAAACAACAAATCATCACAGGTTAATGGCAAATTTTTATACAAACGTTCAATCACTCGGCGGTAAAATTCTCTATCGTGGAGTGATGGACGGCAAAAGAGTCAAACAACGTATTGACTATGAACCATCTTTATATCTTCCTGCACGTGGTGGAAAAGGTACACACAAGTCACTTGATGGCTTAGACCTTGTTCCAAAACGTTTCGATGGCATTCGTGAAGCAAGAGAGTTTGTAAAACAATACGATGGTCTTCCTGGTGCACCAAAAATCTATGGTAACACCAGATTTGAATATGCGTTCATCGCTGACCAACACAAAGAGATGGTTGACTGGGACCAAGATAAGATTCTAGTTGGCGTAGTCGATATTGAGGTTGGTTCGGAGAATGGTTTTCCTGATCCATATCTGGCCAACGAACCAATTACAGCAATCGCCATCACATACATTGGTGGTAAAACCTATGTGTTTGGTTGTGGTGATTATGAAACCAAAGGTGAAGAAATCTATGTGAAGTGTAAAGATGAATGGACACTCTGCAAAAAGTTTCTGATGTTGTGGCAAGAAAAATGTCCTGATGTTATCACTGGTTGGAATACCAAGTTCTTTGATATACCTTATCTTGTTAATCGTTTTCGTAAAATTCTTGGTGAAGATGAAACTAAGAAGTTGTCACCATGGAATTACATCACAGAACGAAGGACCAACATCAATGGTCGTATGTTGATTGCATATAGTTTTGTTGGTGTTGAATCACTCGACTACATTGAACTCTACAAATGGTATGCGCCAGGTGGTAAGTCACAAGAATCTTATCGTCTGGATAATATTGCCCAAGTGGAACTCGGTGAAGGTAAGATTTCATACGAAGAATATGATAACCTACATGCCTTGTATCGTTTGAATTACCAGTTGTTTATTGAATACAACATTAAAGACGTTGCGTTGATTCTCAAACTGGAAGATAAATTGAAGTTGATTGAATTGGCTTTGACTCTTGCATATGATACCAAGTGTAACTATGAAGATGTGTTTGCACAGACACGTATGTGGGACGCATTGACATACAATCACCTATTGAATCAAGGCATCATTGTACCACCACGTGATGTACAAGAAAAAGATGCGGCGTTTGAGGGTGCATACGTTAAAGTACCACAAGTTGGTTTGCACCATTGGGTTGCATCGTTTGACTTGAACAGTCTTTATCCTCATTTGATGATGCAATACAATATTAGTCCAGAAACACTGATTGAACCACAAAACTACACACCAGAAATGCGTGAGATTATTTCCTCAGGTGTTTCGGTTGACAAGATGTTATTGAAACAAGTTGATACATCTAAATTGGTTGGTGCCACTATTACACCAAACGGTCAATTCTTCCGTACAGATAAGATTGGTTTCTTGCCTGCTATGATGGAAGAAATGTATCAAGACCGTAAAAAGTTTAAAAAGATGATGCTACAAGCACAACAGGAGTATGAAAATGAAAAAGACCCAAGTAAAAAATACGACATTGAAAAGCGAGTTGCCAGATACAACAACCTCCAACTCGCAAAGAAAGTTTCCCTTAACTCTGCCTACGGTGCTTTGGGAAGTCAGTATTTTAGGTTTTATGACCTACGCATGGCTTTGGGAGTCACTACGGCAGGCCAGCTTTCCATCAGATGGATTGAAGCAAAGATAAACGAATATATGAATAAGGTCTTAAAGACCGATGAGGTAGATTATGTTATTGCGTCCGATACTGACTCGATTTATTTACGGCTTGGAACTTTGGTTGAATCTGCGTTGGGGGACCGAGTGTCTGATACTAACAAGGCGATTGCCTTTATGGATAAGGTATGTGAATCTAAAATTCAGCCGTATATTGACAAGTCTTATGCAGAGCTTGCTGATTATGTTAAAGCATATGCACAAAAGATGCAAATGAAACGTGAAGGTCTGTCCGACAAAGGTGTGTGGACTGCCAAAAAACGTTATATCCTAAACGTGTATAACAATGAAGGTGTTCAGTATGCAGAACCTCACATGAAAGTGATGGGTTTGGAAATGATTAAGTCTTCCACACCATCTGCTATACGTGAGAAGATGAAAGATGCCATTAAGTTGATGATGACTGGTACAGAAGATGATGTACAGAAGTTTATTTCAGATTTCAGAAAAGAATTCAAACAGTTACCACCGGAAGAAATCTCATTCCCTCGTGGACTGAATGGCTTAAATACTTATTCTGATTCGGTGATGATGTATAAAAAAGGAACACCAATCCATGTTCGTGGTGCAATCGTATACAACCACAATCTGAAACAATTAGGATTGACAAAGAAATACCCACTTATTCAAGAAGGTGAAAAACTCAAATTTACCTATCTGAAAATGCCGAATCATTTTAAGAACGATGTTATTTCTTTTCCTTCCAGAATACCAAAAGAGTTCGAGCTTGACAAGTACATTGATTATGATGTACAATTCGACAAAGCTTTTCTGGAACCAATCAAGGTTATTTTAGATGCCATGCAATGGAAAGCAGAAAAGGGTAATTCATTAGAGGACTTTTTCGGATGATATTTTTAACGTTACTAACAGCACTAGGTTTATCTGGTGTTGCCGCATACTATTCAGTTATTGGTTTAGCACAAATCTTTCCAGGTTCTTTCTGGCCAGTTATTATTATGGGTTCGATACTTGAATCATCGAAACTTGTGACAGTATCTTGGTTGTATAGAAACTGGAAAGAATGTCCAATATTAATCAAATCATATCTGTCTATTGCAGTTACCATTTTGATGTTGATTACCTCTATGGGTATTTTTGGTTTCTTATCAAAGGCACATCTGGAACATTCTTCTGATAGTGGCCCATATGTTGATAAGATTGCTATTATTGATGAGAAAATTAAAACATCAAAGGAGAATATTGATGCAAACCGCAAAGCACTCAGGCAGATGGATGAAGCTGTGGACCAAGTTATGGGTCGAAGTCAAGATGAAAAAGGTGCGGACAAGGCAGTTGCGATCCGTAGAGGGCAGACCAAAGAACGCACTAGACTACTTTCTGAGATTACAGCCGAACAGAAAACTATTGCACAACTTAGTGAAGAACGGGCACCCTTATCAACGGAGCTTCGCAAGGTTGAGGCGGATGTAGGACCAATTAAGTATATTGCTGCATTGGCTTATGGTGAAGCAACCACCGATATTATGGACAAAGCAGTGCGATTGGTTATTATATTGATTATTGTGGTGTTTGATCCACTGGCAATTTTATTGTTAATTGCATACAACATGTCAATAAATGAAAATAAAAAATTTGATGATGTTGAAAACTTCTTTAAACGTGCGAAAGAAAATGCCAGAAAACTGGATGAAGATGCTAATGCCAAAGACTTTCAAGGTTTCATGGCCCAAGAAGTTGGCCAAGTTGTACCAGAAGCCGTAGTTCAAGAAGAACCAAAATCTCGTATGGTTTTTGGACCAGTGGAAACTGTTGCTGAATTTATTCCTGCAAAACCAAAATCATTAGTTGAAGAACCGGTAGATTTCAGTAAACACGCATATCTGAATCAACCATTTAAACATTTTGAGAATTTGAAACCGATGGTGTATAAACCAGAAGAACCTGAGCCTGAGCCTGCACCAGATGTGGAGACAACAATAAAGGTGGTTGAAAAACAACCAGATAATACTATAAAAATTAAAAAAGAAAATGTGATTGTGATAGATGATATTACAGGCGAAACTATACCAGGTATTGCTGAGAGTGAAAGCCCTTATGGTAAAAAGTTAGAGCCTAAGTATGATTATGATGAACCGTATTCGTTTCGTGAAAAGGAAAATAAACAATGAGTATTCTTGACAAAATTAAAAAGAACAGCAGCATCAAAGATTCTGCTATCTTGGCGAAATCTTCTTCAATGATAAAGATATGATTCCAACAGCAGTGCCAATTATTAACGTGGCACTTTCTGGTAAGTTAGACGGTGGCCTAACACCAGGTCTTACAATGTGGGCAGGTCCATCCAAACACTTTAAGACAGCATTCAGTTTGTTGATGGCCAAATCATACTTGGACAAATATCCAGATGCTGCACTTCTATTCTATGATTCAGAGTTTGGTACTCCGCAGTCTTATTTCGATTCTTTTGGTATCGACACTAACAGGGTGCTCCATACTCCTCTTACAGATATTGAACAACTCAAATTCGATGTGATGGCTCAGTTGACACAATTAGAACGTGGTGATAAATTGATTATCGTCATCGACTCAATTGGTAACTTGGCATCCAAGAAAGAAGTTGAAGATGCATTGGCAGAGAAATCTGTGGCTGATATGTCACGTGCAAAACAAGTTAAGAGTTTGTTCCGTATGGTGACACCTCACCTATCATTAAAAGATATTCCAATGATTGTTGTTAATCACACATACAAAGAGATTGGTATGTTCCCGAAAGATATCGTTGGTGGTGGTACAGGTTCATATTACTCAGCAGATAACATCTTCATCCTAGGTCGTCAACAAGAAAAAGAAGGCACTGAGATTGTAGGATACAATTTTATTATTAATGTGGAGAAATCACGATATGTCAAAGAAAAATCTAAAATACCTGTTAGCGTATCTTTTGATGGCGGCATCAGCACCTGGTCTGGTTTACTTGATTTGGCAGTTGAATCCGGACATGTTATTAAACCATCAAACGGATGGTATAGTAAGGTGGACAAAGATACTGGTGAAATAGAATCGAAGAAATATAGAATCAAAGAGACAGATACAAAGGACTTCTGGATGCCTATTCTGAAACAAAAATCATTCCGTGATTTCATTGAGAACAAGTACCGTGTGGCAGCCGGAGAAATTATGACAAGCAACATTGATGAAACATTTGATGTTGAAACTATGAATGGTGCATGATGATAGAAGGTATTGATTATTGTTACATCTATCCTAAGGATGACGCTCAATCGGTACACATAAGGTTCTTAGATGGACCATACAAAGGTACCGTTTACAAATATGGTAAAGTGAAATTTAAGGAAGAAGTTGATGGGCTCCATTTACTTTTTGCTTATGATGTGATAGAATCACCAGTCAAGAAGCCTAAAAAACTTGAAAAAGATGAGGACTTCAAAAACTACATTGGTGACTTATTAGTGGATATAATGTCATCAAACATGGAACAGGATATAATTGATGAGGCTGGAACAGACAATATTAAAGAATCTGATTTACAATGAAGAATACTTACGTAAGGTACTCCCTTTCATCAAAGACGAATACTTCACGGATAGGTCCGATAGAACAATCTTCACTGAGATTTCCAAGTTCACAGAAACTTACAATTCTCCACCAACGATTGAAGCAATTGAATTGGCCGTCAAGGAGAAACGAAATCTCACAGATGATGAAGTGGAGAAGTGTGAAACTTATCTACAAGAGATTGAAAAATCTAAACAAGAACAATCCAAAATTGAGTGGTTGGTTGATAAGACCGAAAAATTTTGTCAAGAGAAGGCCATATACAATGCTGTATTGGGCTCTATTTCCATTCTCGATGGCAAAGACAAAACCCAAGATAAAGGTTCGATTCCCAAAATTCTTTCGGATGCACTAGCAATTTCATTTGATAGTTCGGTTGGCCATGATTATTTGGAAAACTCCGATGAACGATATGAATTCTACCATAGAAAAGAAGAAAGAATTCCTTTTGACTTAGAATTCTTCAACAAGATTACCAAAGGTGGTTTACCTGCAAAGACACTTAACATTGCCCTCGCAGGAACTGGTGTTGGTAAATCTTTATTCATGTGTCACGTTGCTGCAGGTTGTATGACGCAAGGCAAAAATGTTCTATACATCACCATGGAAATGGCCGAAGAACGTATTGCTGAACGTATTGATGCCAACTTATTGAACGTCACAGTTGACGACCTTGTTAATTTACCGAAAGATATGTATGATAAAAAGATTGCTAAACTACGTGAGAAGACCGTTGGAAAACTTATCATTAAAGAATATCCAACAGCGTCTGCAAGCAGCATACACTTTCGCACCTTACTCAATGAACTCAATCTTAAAAAGTCTTTTATTCCTGATATTATTTTCATTGATTATCTCAATATATGTTGCTCGGCACGAATCAAAGCCGGCGCAAACGTTAACTCTTATACCTATGTCAAAGCAATTGCCGAAGAACTGCGAGGTTTGGCTGTTGAGTTCGGAGTACCAATTGTATCTGCAACTCAAACCACAAGATCCGGCTTTTCTAGTTCTGACCCAGGACTCGAAGACACCTCTGAATCTTTTGGTTTGCCAGCCACAGCTGATTTGATGTTTGCTCTTATTTCTTCCGAAGAATTGGAAGAAATGGGACAGATTATGGTGAAACAATTGAAGAATCGTTATAGTGACCCAACATCCTATAAAAGATTTACTCTTGGTATTGATAGAGCAAAAATGAGATTATATGATGTTGAACAATCCGCACAAGATGGAATCACAGACTCTGGCCAAGACAAACCATTAAATACATTTGGTAACAGAGAAAAACCACAGAAGAAATCATTTGATGGATTTAAAGTATGAAATTGACATTTGAAGAAGCAGTACATTGTGCCAAGGCGTTCGAAGATTACTTTGGTAACTTTGACCGTATTGATGAATACATGCGTGACCAGAAGTTGAATTCTCTGGCGGATATTCCTAACAATCCATTATTTCCAATTGAAGATGAATTGTTTCAAGATTTCAAAATGCATCCAAAGGACATGAACTTTGAGGTGGTTGAGATTGACGGTCAAACATGGAATACTCTGTTAGATATTACATCATCACATGTTAATATTGCACCCGTTGGTCGTAATGTTAAACTGGCAGTACGTGAAACAACCACAGGAAAGTACGTAGGATTCATCCGTCTTGGTTCACCAGTAATCAACTGTAAACCACGTAATGAAATGCTTGGTCAAGTGTTTACGCAACAACCTGAGTGGGGTAAACGATTCAATAACTCTGCAATGATGGGTTTTGTGATTGTGCCTGCACAACCATTTGGTTATAATTACCTTGGTGGTAAACTTCTGGCTGCAATATGTACTTCACATGAAGTCCGTGAAATTGTAAATAAGAAATACGGAATGAATTTGTGTTTGTTTGAGACTACCAGTTTGTATGGAAGTTCAAAAGCAATATCACAGTATGACGGTATGAAACCATATATCAGATATAAGGGTCTTACTGATTCTGATTTTCTACCGATGATGCACGGAAAACCTTATTCGGAACTCCGTGATTATGTCCAAGCAAGAACTGGTCCTTTGGTTGAAGATGATGCTTCTAGCAAGAAACTTAAAATCTCCATGAAGATTATTTCTCTTACTAAGGCTGCTCTTAAAGGTACTCCTGATGGGGCTACATTCCAAGCAACGATTGAGAAGGCTAAAGGGTTGACAGAGCAGAAGCGATATTATATTAGTGATTATGGTTTCAAAAACATGGTCGACTATGTAAATTGTAAGACGGACGTGCTTATTCCTGGTGAAAACTATGAAAAACACAAAGTGGTAAACTTGATTGAATGGTGGAGAAAGAAAGCTTGCCAACGTTATGAAACTTTGTATAATGAGTCTCGGTTAAAAAGCGAATTAGAGATTTGGACTTCTGGAAAGGAGATCCAAATCATAAGATAAATACTTTTTTTGAAAGTAACTTATGGCTTATACATTTTTTCCAAAAACTGCGATGGAGATTAAACAAACTCTGAAAGGTGATAAAGCAAAGATTGACGAAATTATCAACATCTTTGCATACCTTAAAGATAAGTTTAAGAAGGTCGAAACACCAATCAATATTGATCCTGCTTCTATTAGTAAGATTAATGTTACCAGAGATTTGCAAACTGATATAGACCTTGCAAAAATAAAAAGAGACACAAAAGTAACCAAAATAACAATGAAGTTTGGTTCTGGATCATCTGGCGGCCGAGGTGTACAGAACAAAGGTAATGCTTATGAAGGACAACTAGCAGAAGCAATTACAGAATGGTGGCAAGGCAAAAAAATTGTTGACCCTAAATTAGC